GATTTGCATAGATGTCTTCTTTTTGGTCAGAACTTTTTAAGAATTCTTGAGTTGCCCCTGATTCTTTTAGACCAGCGGTTTTTTCTGAAATCTTTCCAGCAATACCAGTAGCCCAACTGCCATGCGTAGATTGGTCATGTGTACCCGCTTGATGCTTTGCAAACACCGCTGGAACTTCCCAATACTGCTCAGGAAGTAACGCAACCTTTTGGTCAGCAAAACCATTCTTGCGGGTGTTGTACCAAGAATTCTGCCCACGGGTTTCAGTAGTTAGAGCGCCACGAGCCTTTTTGCCGAACATTTGTGAGTGATGAACCCACGCCGCTTCTTCGCCGTCTTGCCCAAACCCTCGACCAGTAGCCGCGTGACCAAAGTAATCGTGAACTGCACGGAACTTATCGTTTTGCTGGTTGCTAAATAATGGGTGTGCTCCAGTAGATTCCGTTTTAAGAACCCGTAGTTTGCCAGTAGAAACTTCAGCAAACATTTCTTTAGATGTCTTGTATGGGTCTTCCGAAATGAACTCAACCTTGATGCCAAGGGTTTTGGTCATGTAGTCATACTGTTGTTCGACTTCGGTGGCTAGGGCTTCGTACTCATCTACAGCGTCTTTGTCGTACTTCGGTAGGTCGTCATAAGCGTCAGCAATCTTGGATGCACGAGCGCGGTTTGCAACCACTTCGTCATACTCAATGCTGTCATCTTGCTTAATTCCAAACTTAAAGGCGTACTCTTTTGCTCCATCACGGGCAGACTTAACTGAATCTGGACTGAATCTGTCACCAGCCCAATTGCCGTGAGTTTCTTGGTCGTGCTTACCAGCCTGATGTTTTTCGGTTATGAACTCACCAGCCTTGATTCCAAGTGAGCGACCTAAAGCAACGTGAGCAGTTTTTGTGTATTTGGCAAGAGGGTTGTAGTCATCGTCAACAGCCTTGGCTAGTGGCGGAACTACATAAACAGATTTTGGTTTTTCTAAAACAAGACTTAGACCCTGAGCAGAGTCATAGCCAAATTTTTGAACTTCAGGGGTCATTGGGTTATCTCCAAGTCCATGACTTTACCGCGAATTTGCGTTACCTTAAATTTGGTGTCTCTCGGTAATAAAAATTCTAATTCCGAGAATGAAAGCGTCCCTATTCCTAAAAACGGAGTAGGAAACAATCCTTTGGTTCCTTTAGGTAAATGGAATTGCAATACCATTCCTTGAGCATAAGAAGATAAATCAGAATTAGCAAAAGTCCCAGCAGTTTTAGGGTTTAAAGTTGTAGACACATATCCTTTATCTTGAAATACATCGCCAACTTTTAGGTTTTCAAAAAACTCAAGACCTTCACCATTTATTCCTCGATACGCAAGAATTTGTTCTTTTAAAGGTGGGGCGCTATCTAATACTTTGTCTAAGTCTGCAATTTGTTTTTCAACTCCCTGCGTAGAAATTAATGGGTCTCTTAGCGCTTCATTAATTACAGTTCCGTATTTTTCTTGATAGATAGAAACAGAACTTGCATACTCAGGATTAGAACTTGAATTAAATCCTTGGGCAACTTGTTGCAACTCAATTTCTGCTTGAATTGTTCTTCTATTTATTCCGTATTGTTCTTCTGATTTTTTAACCCAAACACCTAAATCATCAAAAGTATCAATAGCCCATGACCCGTGCGAACTCTGGTCGTGTTGACCAGCAAGGTGCTTTTCCATCTTGGCAAAAAAGTCTTCTGCCCTTTTACCTGCAAGAAGGTGGTCGTTGTAAGCCTTGGCTTCATCGGGAGTAAAGTCTCTGACCATAAGACCGTAACGGCGTGATTCGGTTGGAGTCATCATAATCCAATCATCCAATCTTGGTCTGCAACCGTAAGCATAGACCTGTCTAAAACAACAAAATAATCTTTCTTGTCGTCCTGTAACAAACCAGCATTGTAAACTTGAAAACCCTGCGCCGCTAAAATACGAGCAACATTTTGTTTGTAGGTTGTTACATTAGGTCCATCATCATAATTAACCATTTTCATGGCTCTAGTTACTTGTTCTTGTGTTGGAATTTTGGCATTTTTTGGAATGTGAATAGCCATAACTTTTCCGTTGCCATAAGTGTCATTATCTTCGTCTTTGTCATTAGCGTAAGCAGACGCTTCGTCTCCTTTTACTGTTGTATAAGTGCCAGTTCCAAACGCTCCAAAACCAGCGTAGTATTCACCTCTTTTGAATTGCTCTACAGCCTGTTCTGCCGTGTAAGTAATAACTGTCGGTGTATAAGGTTCTGGTATTACTTCCAGTCTTTTCCACTCTGAAATACCTCTATAAACAATCATTCCGCCTTCTGTTTCTTGCAATTTTTTTAGTTCTGCAACCGTAGAAACTGTTTTAGGTTTTCCTGTAAATCCTTGACGTTCAGCAATAATTTTTAAAGCATTATCGCCATAGCGATGACCGTTTGCTAATTCTTTTTCGGTCATTTGATTAATAACATCTTGAGTTTCTTTATTTACGCTTCCGTCTGGATTGTAAAAAAGTTTGTCCACGTCAGCGGTAATGTCAACTCCAGCACCACCGCCAGCCCAACTTCCGTGAGTGCGTTGGTCGTGTTGACCCGCTAGGTGCTTTGTCAAAAGCGAGCGACCAAGAATTACTTCGGCGCGTATGCGATGTTGTAAAGCCTTGTCTGGACTTACTTCAGACAGAAATGAATCGGTAAATCTATCCATTGCCCTGTCCCGTCACTAAAAGGTCTAATGAAATTCTACCTTCGCCTATATCGTTTACTCCCATAACTACAAAAAAAGTATCTGGGGCAAGAATAAATTCGCTTTCTCGGTCATTGCCAACGGTAGCGCCATAAGTACCTGCTGGCATATGAATGTTTGCTAAAACCTTTGATTGTGCCTTGTAAGAATCGTTTACGCTCTCATGGGGTTTAGCGGAAGTAGATGTAAAGCCCTTAGCGTGATAAGTCTTTCCAATAAGGCTTTCAAAATCTGACGTTTCGGAAAATTTTTCTCCAATAATGCTTTCGCCAGTTCGTGTCCATCTAGTTACGGTTAAATCTTGTGTTGTTTGTGTTTCGTACAAGGCGCTTTTTAAAGACTCTATTTGACCGATTGCTTCATCTTTTGAAATCTCATCGCTCATAATTATTTTTACTGTGTCTTCAATGTATCCATCACGAAGGTAGGCGTTCATCCATGTGTAGCCAAAACCAACGTAATTATCTCTGGCGTTTCGCACCGTTGAATCGTAATTTGCTGAATCTAGAGACGGAAGGTCATCTTTTGATGCAAGTTTGTATCCGTTAGCAGTTGCCCATGACCCGTGTGTGGTCTGGTCGTGTTGACCCGCTTGATGTTTTTGAACTCGTGGGTGGTAAGACCACTCATACAAAGAATTACCGTCAGTGTAGATTTCGTCAGCGTTAACTGTGTTGCTGAGAATGTCATAGTCATTGTTTAAGTTGCTTTGACCGTGCACTTCAGCGTACTCGCGGTCAATAGTTACCCAGTCACCCACGTTAACTTGTCTTGTGCCCTTGGGAACTGCTCGATAAATCTGCACCTTGGCATTTGGGTTTCCGCGCATTGAAGTAATAATCGAATGAACTCGTCTAGCCATTTCAGGCTCTCCGCCAGCGTAAATGCGTGCGCCATCTTTGTCGTAAACATTTTCTGGGTAAATAGCACCGCCACCAGTTAGGTCATGCGCTGGAGCGCCGTCCTCTGGGTCAGGTGGACGGTGAGACATTCGGTAGTCAGTATCCATGCCATCGCTACCAACAGCCCAACTTCCATGTGACTCTTGGTCATGGTTTCCTGCTTGGTGCTTTTGCATCCCACCAAATTCAATCAAAACATAAGAAAAATTAGGGTCTAAAGATTCTTGAATATGAAAACCTGAAATAGATTTAACTAGAGAACTTAAATTATCAAAATTAAAAATCTCAAACCCTGCTTGATACTTGGGATTATCTCGTTCTAATTCCCAAGCGGTAAAAGTTTCAGCAAATAATTCTCGACTGTTTTTACGCCCATAATCAGATGTGGATTCAAGTGAAAAAGAACCAAAATCGCTAACTGATTTTTCATAAGTTCTTTGGTCTAAAAGATGACCATACTCGTGGGTAATAATTGTTTTAAGACCATTTTCATTCCAGCCAACATGAGAATCAGAATTTGAAAAAGCCATAAAATGTTCTTCAGCAACTTCTCCAAAAGTTTTTGGTGTTCCTGTTTTTTTCCTACCAAACATTTCAGGTTGAAAAACAACTAAAGCACCTTTAATTTTTTCACGCGAAATGTTAGGTACGTTAGTGCTAATCCAACTGTCAATAATTTCTGGAGAGTTTGGTTTTTCTGAATCTAGAGGAAAGCCCCAAGATTCTTTTCCTTGTTCTCCAAAGTAGGGTAGCGTCACTCCACTTGCGCGGTATTTTTCATCAACTCCATTACCAAATACAAATGTTACGTCAGACAAGGGGTATTTAGTAAGCAAATCATCAACATAACCAATTGCTTCTTCGCGCCTAATTCTTATGTCTTCTGTAGTTGTATCTAAGATGGCTGGATTAGTTTGAAAATAAATCTTTGAGCCACTTGGGTGGTCATAAACATCATAAGAACCATCTTTACCTGCTGAAGTAAAATTCCCAGTTGCCCAAGAGCCGTGAGTTTCTTGGTCATGTTGACCCGCTTGATGTTTACGAAGTGGTGGAAATACAAATACGGATTTCATCGAACAATGCCCGTCCGAATGTACTCAGCATCATTTAAACCTCTGTCAGGTGGCATTAGGAACGCCGTACAGCGACAATGTGGATGAGCAGGTGGCATTAGTAGACCATTAGAGAAAGATTGGTTCCAACGCACGCTCTCGCCCTCCATAGGGGCACAACGGTCACACGGGGGAACTCCGCCCATAGTTGCGGAAGCGGTTTTCCAAACTTTTTGAGCGTCTGGGTCAACCCAACCACCGTCTGAAGCCTGTTGCCAAGCCAACTGACGACCCCAGTTTTGAGCAATCTGAATCTCGGTTCGAGCAATCATTGACGAGCGTGCCCGTATCAAGCGCCTACGATAGGTCTCAGTGACCACCTCAGCCCTTTCAAGCGCTTTTGCGTGGGTAACGCCATTATTCCTAAGACTTTCGTACTGGCGCGTGAAATAGCGGTCTACAGCCAATGCCCAACGCGGGTGCAAACCAACAAATTGCCGAAGCCTTGAAGCCGTAAGGTCAACTGGAATCTGATTCTTGAATGATTCACTAATTACGGTTCGGATAGCCGAGCGCATTGATTCGTCAATTGCTGTGACTAAGCGTCCAGCCTGTTTGTCTGCAAAATCATCTGCAAGGGGATTGTTTACGTTAAAGCGAAGTTTGGTATTTGGCTTACCTGTAACTGTGAAAGCATTTCCCCAAGACGGAGTAGCAGAAATTACTGGTTGAATTTCGTCAACTGCTAATTTGCCAGCGTTGTTTATGACCGCAAGAATTCCTTGACGTAAAACTGCTTGCAATTCACCAATAGTTAAACTGGTTAAAACTTTTGTTAAGACATCTGGTTGCAAGTTAATAATTGCGCGAGCCATTGCATCAGCGTCAACAGTGCGACCCATGCGATAAAGCGAAGTCTTAATAATTTCGTAAATTTGCTGTTCAGCCCCAGTAAACATCGGCGCCGAAGAAACACGGGGTCGGGCTTTGCGAACTATGTGTCCCACTTTTGCCCCTAGAAAGCGTTATCCGAAGTTAAGTCTTCCTCGGTCATGTCATCTGTAGTTGTATCTTCAGTTTCGTCATCTGCTGGCATTTCTGCTGGCATACCGTCAACTGCACCCGTGGATTCTGCATCGTGCTCTGCTGGAGGTAATCCACCCAACTGACGCAAGTAATCTTCAAGGTTAGGGTCGGTAACAATAATTCCTGCGTTAGCCAAGTTTGTAACGTAGTTGCTAATTTCGGTTAGGTCAATGTGTGCAACCTCGCCGTAAGTAAGAACTGGAAGACGTGAAGCGTCCATTCCGTTTAAGCGAAGCAAGCGCGGAATTGCGTGCTGATTAATTGTTTCAGCAATGTTCTTGGCAATAGCGTCAACTGCCATTGACCACAAATCCATCTTTGCGGTACCAAGTGAAAATGAACCAACCTGCTCGTGACCAAGCAAAATAAAGTCAGATAGAACAGACATTGAAATGCGTTGGTCGTAGCGAGAAATAATTTTGTCTGTATCGAACTGACGATTGCCACCAGTGGAAAGCAATGTTAGGTCAAATAGTTTCTTACCTGATTCGTCATACTGAGCAGGGAAAACTACGCCTTCTTGCTCGTTACGCTTGATGTTTTGAACAATGTCAACGATGCTGTTAAGAACTGCCTTTTGAGCGTCTGTAGCGGTTGACGATAAATACTCAGGTGGAACGTAGGCAACTGGAAGTCCAGCAAGGTCGCGCTCAATACCGATTGCTTCAATTTCTTCAACGCGCTTCTTGAAGTAGTAAGGGCGATAAGCGTTACGAAGTAAGGAGCGACCTTCAGGGTTATTCTTAGTCGCTGTAGTACGAAACAACAAAGCCTTTTCAATAGGAATTGTGTGAGTGCCACCACCTGAAGGGTCATTCTGGGTCAAACCTTCGATGCCACCATCTTCAGCAATGTGCCAGCGGGTTAAAGATTCTTGGCTACGAATAGCAAATTTGCGCCAGCCAATTTTTCCATCGGTGTAGTTTGACTTGCGTGAACTATCTTTTTCTTCAGGTCCAATACGGCGCTTGTAAACAAGTTCGTGGAATGAAAAACCAAATGGGAGCATGGAAAGAATTGAAGAAAGCGTTGAATCCCATGAATCTGACATATCGTGTATGCAGGATTCAATGAAATCTGCTACTTCAGCATCCTCATCTTTTGGGGCACCTTCAGAATTGGGTTCTAGGTAGGGGTCAACTCGCCAATCAAGACGAACAATAACTTTTTCAATGGCGTAAAGGATGGAACCAATTACAGGGTCATTGTCAGCCATCTCACGGTAAACACGTTGACCATTTTGGGCGCGAAGGGCTACAAGGAACTCTTCATAAACCGTGCCACCTGCGTGACGCAGACCAGTAGAACCTAATTCAGATAGGTCTAATTTTTCTGCCATTTTTCCATCCTGCCAGCGAATACCACTGCATAATACTCTGGTATTCTTGCAATACTATCTGACAACTCGCGCTATTTAACGTACAGCGTGGCTTCAAAATTAAAGAATTTCCAGAATTTTATTCCCTTACCAAATCCTGCTTCACGAGCCAAGCGCTCATTTTCATCCGATGTGTTTAAACGCATAATGGAGCGCAAGTCCTCTTCTTTACTCAGAATCTCTTCAGCAGTAAAGTTTTTTCGCTTGAAGTCGTAATGCGCGAAGTTCATTAAATCTTGTTCAACCCCGCTAGTTGCGTAAACCTTTTCAGCCCAGATAAACGCTCCCTTGTCAATCATCCCGTCATGGATTCGACACAGGACATCTAAACGAGACTTTCTAGGCATGAATTGAAGTGTAAAAAGCGATAGCACCAAACTCGTATTTCCAAACTCTCTAAAGTCTTCAATCGGGCAATCTACAAAAAGAGTATTGATTTCATCTTCTGGCAAAAGATTTTCTGCTTTATCAATTCCAAACTTTATTCCAGAGTGCTCAATTGCCTTTAGCAACTTACCTGTAGAGCAACCTAGGTCAATGACCCTAGTTTCTGGAACAACAAAAAACTTTGAAAGGCTTAACACTGATTCATTAAGCAAGTCATAATTTGGAATTGAACTTGCAATGTGGTCGTCAAAATTATCTATGGTCTCAAAAGAAAACATGAAGTCCTTTACCTATCTCTTCAACTACTGGGATTGTTATGGTGCGTCCAAGACGCTCGTACCTTACGTTGTCTGAAACCAGTGAGCCGTCTTCGTAATACTTAGTGAACTCATCTGGGAACCCTTGCAGTCTTTCACACTCAAGCGGGGTTAGTTTGCGGATTACGGTTTTATCTCCGTCATCAAGAGCAACTCCATGTCGGTCTTGAGCCGTCAATGTAAACGCAGAATCACCATCGTCTTTTATTCGGCGCCCGTTCTGGCGCTTCTCATCGCGGTTAACTGTTAGAACTGGTTTGACAGTTACATAAGGGACGTTTCCGCCACCCGTTCCCATCGCCGCTAAAAGAGTAGGTGCGATTGTTCCGTGGTGTCTAAAGGCTCCGTCTCTTCGACTCCACTCAGAGATTTGCGCTCTTTCTTCTGATTCGCTGTCTCTATCATTTTTTGAACCCGTTCTTCCGATAGGAAATACTTTGGGTCTGGGGTGTCCTCTAAGATTTGCCACAACGAAGATTCGTTCTCGGTGTTGTGGGACTCCGAAGTTTTCGCTGTTAAGCAATTCCCATTGACAGTCATACCCCATCTCATCCAAGACTCCGAGAATGACTGCGAAGGTTCGTCCGTTATCGTGGTTGAGTAATCCTTTGACGTTCTCAAAGAGAATGTATGGTATTCGCTTATCCCGTGCGAGCCTAAACATTTCAAAAGCGAGAGTTCCTCTCGTGTCTTCCAATGAGAACCCTGTACGTTTTCCTGCAACGCTAAAAGTGGCACAAGGAAATCCTCCACAAAGCAAGTCTGCGTCTGGTAGGTCTCCAGCGGAAACATTTCTAATATCTCGTGGGTCTGGTGCGTGTCCGAACTGTCGTTCATAAATTCTCCTAGGGGCTGGCAAGATTTCATTTGCCCATACACATTCGTGACCAGTGTTTTCCAAGCCTAAACGGAAAGCACCAATGCCAGCAAACAATTCAATAAATTTCAATTAAATCTTTTCAACCTTGGTCGGAAATACTGGAGGAGACCAACTGCTAAACGGCTCAGGGCGTAGAGCAATGCGAGCATCGGTCTCGCCCCAAACGGTTACAAGAACTTGGCTACCGTCTTCATTGTCAAAAATAAATTGAACTCCAACGGGAGCGCTATCCAAATTATCCAACGCTTACGCTCGGTTCTATGATTCCCAGTTCAATTAAGCCCTGAGCAACGCGACCATAAGAACCTTGTAACTTCCAAGCCATTCCAGTATCTATAAGTTCCTGAAAGAACTCATAGATTTCATCGTTTGATAATTCTCCAGATTCATAAGAAATAATTTTTCCTACTAGATTTTCCATTACACTCCCACTTTCTTAGATACTCGAACTTGACTAAATGGAATTCCGTTTTCTTGAGCAAACTGTCGTTTTGCTTCGTTGGTTGCTTTACGGGAATCGCGCCTATCTGCTTCTTCCATCAACCAGACGTATGCGTCAAACATTTCTTGCTTTTCTTCTTGGTCAAGAAATTCTGCACAGTAAGTTCCAAGCCAACTGCCCGCTTGTCTCAAACCGTTAGCAGTAATCTTGCCTGACGCAATAAAGCCTTCGTCAATCCCAAGGTCGCCTACGGCTTCTGAATTAATGTCCATCTGACGGCTTTCAGGACTTGAATACCATTTCATAGGTCACAAGCCTTTACCAAGTAAACTGGCGCTCCGTCACAATCTATACACGGAGCAATTGCTCCGTATTCTGACCACATAACTTCTTGAACCGAATCACAACTTACACAAACTACAGTTTCCTGAACTGGCATTTTAATAGCCACTGTGACCACCCTTCCCTTCTATAAAAAGGATACCACAACTATGGTTTAGATAAACCTATTTAGGAGACCTTTTTTCGACTTCCCAATCTTCGGGATAAATGCTTTCGTATAAGGATTTTTGGCGAATTCGAGGTCTCAGGGCAAGAGTCAGCCAAGCAACTGACCACAAAAAGAAAGAAATCCAGCCAATAACAGGGATGGTGTATTGGCGCCAATAAACGACACCAATAATCACCATCACCGCTAGGGCAGTCCTAGTAATCATTAGAACGGAGGAATGTCATCTTTGGCTTCGGCAATCCATGGGTCTGTTGCTGGGGCTACAGATTGGGATGAAGGCTTGCCTTGACCTTTAAGAATTTTAACTGGGTCGCGCTTCAAATCAACGCCAACATTGTAGGCAGTGATTTTCATAGTGCTTCCCTTGGTGCCATCTTCTTTTTCCCAAGATTCCAATACGGCTTTTCCGTAAACCATAACTGGAGAACCTTTGGTTAAAGATTCTGATGCGTGCTCACCAATTTTGTCCCACGCTGTTACGCGCCATGGGGTTGCGTCTGTTGATTCCCATTCGCCAGCGAGATTCTTTTTTGATGTTGATGTAATGACCGTAAATGAACAAACTGCTTTACCATCTTTTGTAAAACGAAGTTCTGGGTCGCTTGCTAGATTTCCTATTACTGTTATGTTTGCGCTCATTGTATCTATTCCTTTTTAGTGGGATTCTTCTTCTCTTTTTTTTGCACGTCTCTCTCGTGCTTTTATGGCTTCTGGTGTAGTTGAAAAAATTGCAACTACTGGAAGTGCGATAATCCCACGTTCTTTTCTAAGAACTTTTCTTTGTGGAACTGTCGTACCTCCCCAGATTCCGTCTACTCTGTATGCTAACGCATAGTCCCGACATTCTTCTTGATAATGGCAAGATTCACAAATCTGAATCGCAACACGGTTGGCGTATCGCAACGTACCTTCTGGGAACCATGCTTCTGAATCTACTTGTGTGCAGGGCTGTGTACCGTCAAAATCTGGATAAGGATGCAAAACTTAATCGTCATCCTCATCAGCCAAGTATTCATCCAACTCAACTTGGGATTTTGCCAGCAAACCAACATGGTGCCAAGGCGGAGCCTTATCATCGGTAAGTGTTAGCGCGTAGTATTCACCGTTAAGGTCAATCCACTCGCTAACCAATACCCACGCTGTTGGGATTGCTCCCTCTGGAAACATATTGGTCTGTATGTGACCGAGCATTGCGTCAACTGGCGTCTTTTCGTTCTGCGCCCTGATGGTTTTTCTATCTTCAGATTCCTGCTCGCTCATGGCGAACAGTTTATCTTTTAACAGACACCTTCTTAAGTTTCAGGCATACAACACACCCAGAAATTAAAAGAATTTTAAAATCCGATAGATTTCCACATAGCGGGCACCTAGTAATCCAGCGTTCGTCAGATGTCATTAGTACCAGCCTTTTTTGTTGGAATGGGAGAGTGCTCCGCAAGGGGTTTGGTAACGTATCTTAATGTACTTTAGCCCCCATTTTATTTGAGTCATCGGATTTGTCTTCCAATCAGCCCCAGCCGATTTCATTTTGGACGCTGGTAAGGCTTGAGGAATTCCGTAAGCCCCAGAAGACTTATTTTCGGCTTTGTGATTCCAGCCTGATTCTCTGTTCCAT